TAGGTTCAAAAATAAACTCATATATTCTAGTTCCAAAATCAGGTAAGTAATATCTACTACCTTTTCTTGTTAATATCAAATGTAGTAAATCCGCTCTTACTTCCTCATTAACCGTTTTGGTTAAGGAAAGATAACTCCCTTCTTGACTTGATTTAAAAGGAAAATTAATACCATATGTTTTATTTAATGCCATACCGATAAATATTCATGATATTAATTTTATAAAAAAACCCACCTTTTTAGGTGGGTCTTTTTATTATCCTTCACAAGCAACACACTGTAAGTCATTTAAATTCAACTTTTTTCTTGCGAATGCCTGAGCTGAATTCATTGAGTGTTGATAGTATAAGGTCTTAACACCTAATTTCCATGCATCTATAAGGAGTTTATTCACATCCTTTGTTGGCATATCAGGAGAAATCATAAGATTAAGTGATTGTGATTGGTCAATATAATCTTGTCTAATTGCCGCTTGATTAATAATAGACGCTTGGTTGATTTCTGCAAAAGTCCTAAAAACTTGTTTCTGTTCGTCAGTTAAAAAATCTAAGTGTTGCACAGAACCATCATTCTTTTTAATACTATTCCAAGTCGTTTTAGTATTTTTACCCAATTCAATTAAGAGTTTCTCTAATACAGGATTTTTAATTGTGACTTTCATCTTAGCAACATCTTTAACATAACAATTAGACCATATTGGCTCAATTGACTGTGATACCTGTCCTAAAATAAATGCCGAGGATGTTGTAGGTGCAATTGCGTTTAATGTTACATTTCTTCTACCATAACCTTTCAAGTATTCGGGTTCTCCGAATTTATTAGCTAATTCTTCAGAAGCTTTATACGATTTTTCTTTAATCGATTTGAAGACTTCAATATTAAGTTTAGCGGTTTCTTTTGTGTCAAAAGCCAATCCTTTTGATTGTAAAAGAGAGTGCCATCCTAAAACTCCAAGTCCAAGAGCTCTTTGTCTTTTAGCAAAATTATATGCTTTTTCTAAATAGAAGAATGCTCTTTTACCTTCAATAGTCTCATTATCACGAATATCTTCAATCTTAGTTAAAAATTCAGTAACTACAGCATCTAAGAAATAAGTCATAACTTCAACGGCGTCAGTATCTTTCCACTCATCGTAATGAAGTAAATTCATGGATGAAAGAACACATACAAACGATTCTTCTTCAGAGTTATGAAGTGCAATTTCAGAACAAAGATTAGAATTATAAATCTTAGCACCTTTATCCTGATAAACTTCAGGTGATTTATTATTCATGGTATCGGTAAACATAATATACGGATATCCAATCTCACCTCTTCTTTGAATTACCTTTGCCCATATTGCTCTTTTTTCTGAGTCTCCTTCAATCATTTCGTTCATAAACTCATCAGTCACTGTTACCGCATGAGTTAAATCTTGGACTGGGAAACCCTCTGTTCCAATTTCTAAGAACTCCATAATATCAGGATGTTCAACGGGTAAGTACGGTGAGAATCTACCTCTACGTGTTGCGCCTTGTGAAATATTATCAACAACACTTTCAAACAAATTCATAAAATGTACTGCACCAGGTGCGTGTCCATTATCTGTTATTTCCGCACCTCGTTCTCTAATGTTACCAAAATAACCTGAGGTACCTCCTCCCATTTTACTCATTTCACCAACTTCTGCCTGTGTATAGAGTATTGATTCTATATTGTCGCCAACATTAGAACCAAAACAACTCACAGGTAAACCTCTTTTTTTACCAAAGTTTGCCCATACTGGTGACGACAATGAATACCATCCTCTACCCATATAGTCAAAGAACTTATCTGCGAACCCGTCTATACCCAAAAGTTTTTCTGCATGGTCTGCAATAGTTCTAATTCTTTCCAAAGGCTCTTCCCCTTCGCTCAAGTACCCTCTACGAAGGAAGGTAATTGACTCTTCATTAATCCAATCAAACGCGTTTCTATTTTCCATTTTCTTTTTATATCGTTATTAAAATAAGTCGTTTGAGGTGATTGACTTCGCTTTCTTACTATAGTTAATACTTCTCTTATTAAAAAAGTCAGTATGTTTTGTAGTTAGAATTTCGTCGTCAAACCACTCAGTAGTTTCTAATATAGTATCGTTAATTTCAAAGATATTATCAATACCAATAGAGTTTAAAGATATATTAAATCTGTTTTTTATAAACTCCAATGTTTGTTTTTTGGTTAGGAAATCTAAATCTCCATTTTCAAATATCCAATCAACTACCTCCATTTCGGCTTCATAAGCCTCTTTTGTTGAGATGATTAAGTCCTCAACTAACTCTTCAGTCCACCATTCAGGGTTTTCTTCTTTGATTAAGTTTACCAAATCAAATCCAAATCCGGCATGGATATTTTCTTCTTTTGATGTTGCTTCAACCGCATTACTAATACCTTTCAACATGTTTTTGTGTTTGTTAAATGACATAATAACCAAGAACTGAGAGAATAGTGATACATTCTCAATAAACATTGAGAACAATACAACTGACTCAAAGTACTCTCTATCCTCCACCGCTTTTGAATTTGTGATTGACTTTTCCAAGTACTTAATTCTTCTGCGAATTGCGGGTACTTGTAGTAAGTTTTCAAACTCACTATTTAACCCTAACAATTGAATTAGGTGTGAATAAGCGTCCGCGTGTCTAACTTCAGATTCCGCGAATGTTGCACCAACATTTCCAATTTCAGGTTTTGGCATTCTTTTGTAAATGTCCCCCCAAAATGTTTTAACCGCAATTTCAATTTGTGAAATCGCCAACATCGCTCTTTCAACCGCAGTTTTTTCAGCTTCATTCAAATGAACTTTATAGTCCTGAATGTCTGAAGTGAAATTAAACTCCGTATGAACCCAATAAGAGTGTCTGATAGCATCAACATACTCATTTAGGTTTGGGTACTCATACGGCTTTAAATTCGTTCTCTTAGAGAAGATATTACGTCTACGCTTAGCACGATATAGGATATACTCTTTAGCGACGTCATTCAATCCGTTATCCATCAATTTGTTTTCCACCATATCGTGAACATCATCGACATGAGGGATACGGTCTTTGTTATTTCTAAACAAAGCCTTTGTGGAAATTCTTGCAATCTTTTCCGCCATTTCATCATCAACAGCATCAATACTGTTCATGGCTTTTAAAACCGCCATTTCAATTTTATCTACCTCAAATGGTACTTTTGTACCCGTTCTCTTTACGACATAGCGTATATCACTCTCATTATTATTATATAAATCTTCCATTTTTAAATAAATTTGTGGGGTTTATTGTCTATTTTCCTTCTGTTTTCTCTTCTCCAAAAGTTCCTTAATCCTTTCTCTGTTTCTTTCTTCTTTCTGTTCTTCAAGACCCAAGAAAGTGACACTTTGTTCTGTATCAATTTCCAACATCTCATTATCAAACTTACAGTTTTCAAAAACAACACCATCCTTACCAATACGAGATTTGGTAATTGCGATGGTTGCAAGGTTCATCTCCTTTTGTTGTAGAGATTTGGCAACAGATATAATTACGTGACCGACTTGGGCTTTCTTAATAGACCCACCCATTTGGTCTGTCGTAACAACCTCTGATGAGATTGAGTTTCTGTTACCTTGAGTCGCAGTCCAACCGACCAAGTTAAGTTCGTGGTTCATCGCCTCAAAACTTCTCATAACGGAACCTTCGCTCTTCCATTCGTCACCCAAATTTTTGTCAGGAACTACACAATCAATGTAATCCAAAACAACCATGTCTATCTTAGTTCCTTCCGCCATCATTTTACGAATCTGATTCTTAATCTGATTCATTGTCAAAGTGTCAGATGGTAACTTTTTTAAGATAAGTTTATTGGGTGCATTTTCCTGAATGTCTCTAACTTTTGCAAGGACTTTATCCTTGTGCATTGATAACAAATCAGGTGCGATTTGAGTCCATAAAGTGAAGTGCTTTCTCTGAATAATTTTTGGGTTGTCCTCAAAGAAAATTTGTAGAACATTGTAACCCAAGTTAAATGCATGGTTGGAGATTTTTGTCAATAATGTTGACTTACCAACACCTGTCGGAGCGAGAACAACACCCAATTCCCCTTTTGCTATACCACCCTTTAACAGGTTGTCAATTCCGGGAATTCCCATAGGGATAGGATGTCTAAAGTCTTCTTCCAACACTTCATCCAAATTAGAGAAAACATCAGCAGTACCAGCATCAACCTCACCGACCTGAAGGGCTTCACGAACCATTTCTTCAAGATGGTCATAACTTTCAAAATCACCTTTATCTATGATTTTCTGTGCTTTAACCATAACTTTTTGTAGTTCCTGTTGTTTGCAGAACTTCAAAGCCTTTTCCTGAACAAAGGTCTCACCTTCAGCGGGAGCGTCCTTAACTTGTTCAACCATATCCAATACCATCTTCTGAGCCATCGGTGATGAAACTTCAGATTTTACAAGTTGTTCCAATGTATTATATGAAGGAGTATGCTCATATTTTATGTAATACTCCTTAACAATTTGCATAATCAACTTGAAGTATTGATTGTCAAAGTACTTGGGCTCGATTACATCAACAATAGACGCCGCAAATTCCTTATAAAGAATGATGTTGTTGAGTAATTGTATTTGAAATGTGTTTCCGAGATATCCAAAATTCTTTTCCTTTGACATGCTTAATAGTTTTCGTGTTTGACTGTTTTAATAAATATGCTCAACCCAACTTATAATCCATAAATTCGCATGTCAATTTGTCAGATGAAAAGACTTCAGTAAGAGACTTTAGAATACTCTTCAAATGAGGACGAACATCGACAGTATAACGAACTTTTGGTGGGTAGATTTTACCATCCCAACTCTTATGGAAGATGGTAGTGTCGTTAACTTTTATGAAAATATTGAAGTATTCATCATCATCTGTCATGGAGGTTTCCATGATGTTTGGGTCAGACATAATTTGGTACTGATTTTCGAGCATATACGAAACAGTATTCATCTTTAACCCTCTATGAATTTTTCCCTCAATTTCAGAAACTACATAATATAGGTCCAAACTGTTCTTAACATCTTCATTATAACCTTTTACGTTATAATATCTTTGGACAATAATGTTGTCATTCAATGTCAACAAAAACTCCATCTTCGTAATGTCATTCTTTTCCTTACTCATGTTTTGTTTGTTTTAATTAGTTTTTTGTTTTTTTAAATCGTCTTTTTTCTTTTCTCGTTAGTTTCATAAATGGGGTGAGAAAGTAAACCCACGCGTTGTCTGTTTTTGGTAAATACTTAAAAAGTCCATCGTTCATCATCATCCTCATAAGGTTTTGATATCCCCTTCCCTCAGGGTCTATATCCTCTTCGTAATAAAGCTGAACGAGTTCCTTTGCTTCTTCTGTTAACAAAGGTTGTGAACTGTTAACCTGTTTGTTGTTGATTAAATCAAACTCTTCTCCATATTCCCCTCTCTATGTTTCCCCTGATAACAAGTTTTGGAATGCTCTATTGTCTTTATCATCTGCGTGTAGTTTTTCACCTTTTTGTA